CGGACCTTAGTCTATCTCCCTGTAGGGGATACTTACCCCCACACCCCCAGCTGTTAGACTGGAGATGCCCACTTCAGTTTTATGCTGACGTACTGAGGACGTCCATAACGTTCTAAGTGCTCATCAGCGACAGTTGGCAAACTGCCGATCAGCTTAGGATCGTGAGGCGAAGTTTCCTCGGATATATATTCCGCAGGAAGACCCGCATCTCTACGCTCCATAAGCAGGAGGCACTTAGTTAGGGCGTACTCGTCCGAGAGTTGATCTCGCGGACTACGTGCGCGTACTATCCAGCCCTTGACAAGGGGCCGATGTAGTACAGGGTCAATCCGCTGAACCGTTACCGATTCAGTGAAACTGATCCTTCCTAAAATCGGAGAATCGGGCCCCACAACCGGGAAGTGTTTCAATAACTTCACGATCAGGGGATCCAACCAGTCGACCGTATCCCAACAATAAGCAGCATATAGCTGATTACGAAGGGAGACGAGCGACACTAGCTCCGATACGTCATGCCGTGATGCAGGGAACTCACGCCGAACGCGGACTATGCTAACGTCCTCGCCGGCATAGAATTCCTTGCCACAAGACTCTCTGAACCTACCGGTCCAGAAAGACTTGGAAGCGTTCACTCGGATCCCGAAAGATTCGAGCGACGATATCACGGTACGCACAAAGTCTACAGGGACAATTATGTCGTCCCCGTAGACACGCACCTTACCCCGAAAGCTAGAAATTAGCTCTGGGGTGAGGGGTGTGTTGAGCTCATTCTCAATCCCTATGAATATGATGGTTAAAAACACCATCGCTTCTATGGGAAAACAGAGAGCTGAACCCATCGACGCGAATTTGGCGAGATCAATGATCTCACCATCAACGTCAGCCTTCAGACTACGACAGGATTCGATCGCCCCTTGCAATATAGGGAAATCGGCCGTCATTAGCCTTACATGCTGATTCGAGACACGGTCGGACGCCTCACTCAAGTCGAGTGTAGCAAGGTTCCCATACAGGGAACCCTTCCGGGCAAGAGATTGATTAGTCTCTTGTTCGCGGTGACCGATCATCTCACTGAGATTGTCATCTCTCTTAAGTGAGATCCAAAGACCATCTGCCAGAGCCTGTTGCGCATACTGCATTGCAACGGGTTCGGCAGCTATGATCCTGGGCGTCTTGAGCGTCTTAGGCACAGGAATAACCCTTGCGGGAAACTCCTGGTCGGGTTCGAGGAAGTCAACTGGGGCCACTCCGTCCACTAATGTGGACGAAGAAAGACCGTACTCTCCAAATGGAAAGTACTGCTCCAGTCGGGCAGGCCAAGTGCGATGCTGGTACTTCTGATTACCAGAAATACGATCAGCAGTTGTACCGGGCCCGTGCTTTGGAAGAAGCGTTCTATCAAAGACCAATTGGTCTAAGAATGCAAACACTTCCTTATAGAGCAGAGAACTGACGCGCTGCAGAGCGAGGCGTTGAGCTTCGGTCATTGCATCGTCAGACTCCCTTACTTCCTTCTCACACTTGATGTATCCTTCCATCGCTCCCTTGACCCTTGCATCACTGCAGGGTTTCAGGATCTTTCCAAACATCAACGTAAGTTGACGGATGGATCGAATTGCAGCTACGGACGGATCATCAAGCAACACACCACTCTGGCGATCGAACACAAGATCGAGGAAACCTCCGAAAGTACGGGGGAGACCTGCCTGCCATGGGAAACCCATGAACAGGTTGCGATCCACAAACCCTTGGTCAAGACTTCTTTCGAAGTCTTTTCCAAAGGCCGGGAGGGAAATCGTGAGAAACGATTCCCCTTCGTGTTCGGTCCGCCTCGTGACATATTTGATGTCACGAGTGGCGCATGTGCAGCATTGCCTAGCCAATTCATTGGCTAGACGGATCCAGAGTTGCATCAGGCTTTTCAAAGCCCCTCCTTAAATAGAGGTGGTCTTTCCTTAGCCTAGTGCCACCGACTCAGAAGCAATTGTTGCTAATCCAATCAGCAACCATGCCAATGAACCCGGGATCTGAAAAGATTACCAAAGCCGCTAAGGCTAAGGCAACCACCCGAGATCGAGGTCGAAAGAATGATTTGTCATCCTTCCGTTCTCGGGACTCGGGGTCTCTATGACGCCGTTCTGTCGAAGGAATTCGACGATCTGGAGCCATATGAGCACCTCCTTAAGCAGGATAGCTTGGTCCGGAACGTGCCGATAAGGCGCGTGGGACCACATCCCGCACATTGGAGTTCAGATCCTCAGCTTTCACCACCAAGAACCTTGGTGATGATCGCTCCCGAAGAGGCCTGCAGCTGGGCAAGAAACCCATCTACGACCTGCTTTGCCTCCGTGTTCGTATACCCATCGGGCGGCGTGTCGATGACCATGTAACAAGACATGGACACCTCCACGTTGTTCGATGTGTCGAACGGATTCGGAGTCAACTTCGAGTGGTCAATCCGCATGAGACGCCGCTTACGACCCCTGTTTCCAGGCGTCGTAGAGAACGTCTCACGCACAAGTCCGTCACTCGACTCGTACGACGACTTACTTCCAGAGACCGAGGTCCGAGGAAGCGAGATCGCCACCGCGTTGATAGTGACTGACTGGGGATCGGTTAGAGCCATTAGGCACAACTCCTTGCGGCAGTGTTGCCGCTGTTGGTGTTTTAACGCAGTTACAAATGCAACTGCTTACACTCTGGTAATTCCCAGAGCGCCAGCTATGGCGAGCTGAAGAGGGTTCAATCCCTCCCAGGTCACGCCAAAACCAAAGGGGTTTGCTTTAAATCGTTTCTTGACAACAGTGTCAAGAACGACCGGTTCTGGGTACCACGTGGAGTTATTAGTTCCATGGGTAACCAGTGTATAGGTATCTCTCACGGAAGTTGTTTCCATGATATACCCATACCGCAAAACCAGACCGAACTGAGCCCAATCACTAAGGTTGGAAAGACCATCCCCAATGTTGGTAACCCAGTCTATAGCCCAGCTCCAAGGCGCTAGCTCCCAAAGTACAGAGGGAGTCAGCTCAAGGCCGAGAAGTTTATCGGCCTTGCCCACCACATCACCATTCCCCAGGTAACCTGAGGGCATGTGATATGAGAACGCACCGGAGAACCAAGTATCTTGGGTCACCTCGCGCGTTCTTACTAATGGGCCTTGGCCCATCTCCGTGCTCGTTGGTCCATGTGAAGTAGGCCCATACCAGGCCTCTCTATTGGTACCAATAAGAGCTTGATCGGTGATGGATAGTGTGTCGAATGTATAGCGACGGCGAACCTGCTTTCCAGCATCACGCTCAAATTGGTGAATTACCTTTTGAGCATGCTGAATCGCTTTTGCAGACTTTTTCAAATCTGCAATCATAGGTTCCCATCCGAAGACTACGTTCAGAAATTCGTCTCCTGCCTTAACGGCAAGACCGACTTTCCGTTCAATGTCTCGGAGGAGAGGAACAGACGGTAGTCTGTCCTTAACAAGCTCACCAAGGAAGACGCTGAGATCAGCGACGGAATTGGTGGGCTTACACCTCGCTATTGCGGTTGCTCCCTTCTTATTCAGCATCGACTCAGTCGAACTGAAATCAGGGGGAGTTTCCATGGCACTCGGATCGCAAGCGTAAGTATTAAGCTTATGCGTAATACTCGCCTTCACTGAGGGTACAGTACCGGGAATCGACACCCACGAGTAAAAACCACCTCGTTTCGTTCGATCCCGGGTATCCACAGTGGAGAATTTGCCTCCGAGATCCCCTGGAGGGCGCTTACGCGCCTTAAAGGGATGCCCTTCGGAAACCGTTGATTGGTTTCCCGCACGCGATTGGATCTTGGTATTCACATAGGTGTTAACAGTTGTTAACCCCGTGTTTGTATCAAAATCTCTACGTTCGATGAACGCATTGCCAAGATTTCTCTTGGCATGCGTCCTCTTACGCAATTTCGGTGCGGACACACTAGCTCCTTTGGATCGGTCACCGTCTTTCGACGGTGGGTGATGT